ATCCTCACGACTCAGACCCTGTATGAGAAGTACGAGGCTCTGTTGCAGCCGCAGCTCCGCTACACGGACACCAAGACCGCAGATGCTGGATTCCAGAACCTGCTGTTCAAGGCTGCTCCTGTTGCGTACGATGTGCATTGCACCGCAGGTGTTGTGTACTTCCTCAACAGCAAGTACCTCACGCTTGTCGGTCACTCGGGCAAGTGGTTCCAGCAGACGGATTTCGTCCGCCCAGAGAACCTCGATGCTCGTTACGCACTCATCATGTGCTACGGCAACCTCACGGTCCGCAACCGTGCGAAGCAGGGCAAGCTCACCGCAAAGACCGCCTAACGGTCCTAGGGGTGTTAAGATTGGGGAGGGGGGAAACCCCCTCCCTGATTCCCGAAAGGAAATCAAATGGCTAGAAAACCCAAAACATCGGCAATTGAAGCAAGGGTCGGACACAACACTGATGATTCTTATCGTCAGCGTCGTCGTGTTTCCGATATCAAGACTTCATACAACATGCCCTACCCAGGAAAGGGGCCCAGTCGTCCCTGGAACCCTGCCTATGGCAGAAATATGGAAAAACTTGAAGGTTCAATGGGAAGGGTTCGATATGAGGAAGATGGTGCCGATTATCGAAACTTTGAAAGAATCTACAGTGGCCCAACTGATGCCGTAGGTGTTTCTCTTCGCAGGAGACGAGAAGCAAACATGGGGGTAAAAGAGGGCAAGCCAAGAAATAAGAAAAAGAATCAAATCAAGAAAAATGCAAGGTAAGTAACAGAAATGCCAAGTTATTATCGGATACTAGACAACGGAGTAGAAAAGCCAATGGCAAGAGACCGTAAGCCGGCAGACCGCATGAAGCAGGGACTGTCAAAGAGCAAGAACAGCAAGCCAAGCCAGTTCAAGAAGAAGGGCGATTTCCGCATCGGTGGCACGTACAGCACCGGTCGTGCGATCACCATCGGAATTCCTGGCCAGAAGCCAAAGGTCAAGGGCAAGGCTGTTGCTGGCAAGGCACAGCAGATCCGCAAGGCCGACAAGGCTGATGCTTCTAAGCGTCGTATCAGTGGCACGACACGTGGCGGTCGTTCCAAGTATTAATCAGTAGGTCTGTTGCCTTCCCTCAGGCCACACTGGGGGAAGGTAACAAATAGGGCTATTGGTTGATGATGAAAAACGCTCAACCAGCCCATTCGCTTTACGGTGCACCCGTTTCGGGACAACGCCTCGCATATACAGAGAATGCGAAGATTGCGGCACCATCCGGCCCCTATGTGGGCCGTAATCGTTGCATTGGCAACGATGATACCTGTGAGGGCCCAAAGGCCAAAGGAACTGATTACTGTGTGGGGCATCTGCGTTCACAAGGGCTGGCTAAGTGATTACCCTGAATACCCTTCGGGATCAGGTTCGTGCCATGGCCGATCTGGACGAAACGGATCTTTCCGATTCCGTCATTGACCAGTTTGCCAAGGAAGGTTTTCAGCGCATTTACGCCTTGGAGCGTCGCTGGCCATATTTGCAAACAACGTTCACAACCTCAACGTCCGCAGGCATCAGATCGTATCTGATTGAAAACATCGGTGATATTCGAGAAATCATTTCAATTGTTGACACAAGTTCATCTGGCAATAGGTTTACTTTGATTGACCATAACAATGCGGAAGAGGTTTGGCTCGGGAATACCGACACACCAAGCCGACCGTATTTCTTTTCAATTTGGGAAAAGCAGATCCACCTGTGGCCGAAACCAGATACAACCTATACTTTGTTGATTCGTGCATACCGGAACCCGTCATACGACTGGTTGACCAGTCCGGATGACGATATTGATTTGGATGAATGGTTCCATGCCATTCTCCCGTATTTTGTTTTGGCACGTGTTTATCAGCGTCAGGAAGACGCAGAGTTGAGTGCGATGTACATGCGCTCCTTTGAAGAAGGAGTCGCATTTGCTAGACGTGACTTGATGAAAGCTTCAAGCGCACAACCTGTTGTTATGTCCGGTGGCAAGCGTTATCCAACTATGCGTCGCTGGTTGCAGACGCTTGGGGCGACTCTTGGACAATGAGCGCAGTATCCGTAGAGCGTTACGATGATTTTACTGGAGGTCTGAACCTACGTTCAGATCAATTCCAGCTGACTCGGAACGAGTCGCCAGATATGCTTAATGTGGAAATTGATCCACGTGGCGGTTTGTTTACCCGTGGTGCAATACGGGAGATAAATAGCACAGCTATTTCTCACACTGGTTCGTGGAACCCTGAACGGCTTTACAATTTTTCTGGAACTACGCCCACAATCATGTTGACTGCTTCAAGCAAAGTGTATAAGTCGACTGGTGGGAACTTTACGACTCTTCAGTATTCAGCTGGAAATGATGTGACTTCTTTGTCGTCCCATGGTGCATGTATGGCTCAATGGAGTGACACGATGTACATGTGCATGGGAACTGCTGGCAACGGTGGATACAAGTGGAAGACGACTGATACGTATGCGACAGCGTTGACTGCCTCTGGCGTCAACCCGAACCCTTGGCAGGCATATAATACTCCTACTGGTGGGAAGATGCCAACGGCTGAGCATCTTCTTGTTCACGCCAACAAGATGTTTGCAGCTAACACGACAGAGGCTTCTGTGACCTATCCGAATCGTGTTCGTTGGTCGCATGAAAACCTGCCTGAAGATTGGATGCAGGACGACTACATTGATTTTGAAGGTGGCGGAACCGGTGTTACCGGTATGGCTACCGTTGCTGGTCAACTTGTGGTGTTTAAGCCACGAGCCATTTATGTTGTGTATGGTTACGATGGCACAGACTTTCAGGTTGTTGAATTAACATCAAAACTTGGTGTTGCAAGCCACCATCATATGGCTGTTGCTGAAACAGGAGTTTATTTTTACTCGCATCCACAGGGTTTGTTTTACTATAATGGAACAAACATTCTTGAGTTGTCCGACAACATCAAACCAATTTATCCGTTAGGGCATGTTAACAATTCTGAAACAGACAAAATTTCTGTTTCGTTTATCAATCGTCGTGTATGGTTGGCGATGCCGTATTCGGTTACCACTAGCGTTACGGATGCGACTGTAAATTTTGTTTACGACCCTTCGATCAACAATGGTGCTTGGGTCAAGCATTCAACAGCAGATGGCAAAGCTGTAGTAGGTGGGGTTGACTGGACAGATACAACTGGCGTACCTAGGGCTTTGGCCATTCATGCAACACAACCAAGAGTTATGGAAGTTGACCTTTACAGCGAGGTGAATGACCGAATTGGTGGAACTAATCTCGGTTTCTCAACCTATTATCGCACAGGTTGGATTGATGGTCGCACATATTCTCAAAAGAAGATGTGGCGTAGACCCGACATTGTTGTTAAGCAGATTAATTCTACCGCACAGCTTAACGTAAAGGTGTACCATAATTTTGAGGAAGCGGTCGGCAACGAACGCAAAACGTTTGTTATCAATATTCCTGCTTCGGCATCCGGAATGATTTGGGGTGCTGGCGCATGGGGTTACGGTTCCTGGGGTGTAATGGCCCAGGGGGCACAGGTTATGCGTGGATCCAACCTTGGGTTGGCTCGCTCGGTCCAATTGTTGTTCACTGGCCCATCAGGAAAGTATTGGGGCATTGACAGCATTTCTTACAAATTCAATGCACGAAAGGTCAGTGGCTAATGGCTGTTACAATCCCACACACATTTACCAATGGAAACATTGCTGAGGCTGCTGAGGTCAATGCTAACTTCACAGCGGTCAAACTGTTCGTTGACAATCTTCAGGATGGCACCAATTTTACGGCTGGTGCCATTACCACAAACTCAATTGCCGATGGGGCAATTACGCAGTTGAAGATTGACCCGACAGTCATTTCATCTTTGGGTGCTAGTGGCGATGACTCTGGAATTGTATTGGGTGCACAGATTTTCTCATGATGTACGAACTCCAAATCCCCGCCCTGACGACTTTGCAGTCATCTGATGCTCGAGCGATTAGGGCCATTGTTGCCTCGCTTGTGTCCGAAATTTCCAGACTTAACAAAGAAGTTGAAGATCTTAAGGAACAGATGAAGCGACGAAATGACAATCGAGAAAGGCCAGTTTATGGCATACGACGCTAGCGTATTTGAAGCACGTCGGCGTGCTGCAATGCAGAACATTGCCGCACCGTCGGCAATGAATGTATATGACCAGTTTATTTCACAGCAACGTGGTCAACGCAATCTTGCAGATTTGCAACGCCAATACAACGAGGGTGCCCCTCGGGTTGTAGCAGGTTACGGTCGTCGTGGACTATTGGCACCATCGGTTAAAAGTGGTGCTTTCCGTAAGGCAATGGCAGAATATGCACGCAGGCGTGTTGAAGATACTTCTGCTTTGCAGCGTGAACTGGATATGTCTGCTGCTCAAGCAGAGTTGCAGAATCGTCAGTTGCGGTCACAGTACGCTCAGGATTTGCAGGATCTTGAAACCGACAAAGCACGTCAGATTCGAGAAGACGCTTTGGCGCTTCTTCGTTTGAGAGCAGGAGCATAACATGGCAGAAAACCAGAGAACCCCAGGTCGTAGCGCATATAGAGCAAATCGTATCAAAGTGTTTCCGACTGCCCAACCGTCAACGGATAATACAATTCCCGTTGCCTCATATGTTGATCCGACGGCTACACAAATTGCCGACACACGCCGTGGCACGGCTGACCGTGCTTCCGCAATCCTGAACCGTGGTCTTTACGGAACCAATCTTGACGTTTTAAATCCTGCACAACGTGCAACATATCTTCAGGGTCAAGGAATTGACACGAGACCTGCACAAAATGTGAACATTGATATTGCTGGAGCACTTGGTCTTGGCGGTGGAGGTTCAGGTGGCGGCGGACTGTCAGCATCTGACAAGCTTGCATTGCAGAAGTGGCAGTATGAGAAAGCGCAGGACGCTGAAGAAAAAGCACGTCAGCAACGCTCGTACGATCTCATGATTCAGCAACTTCAAAATGGTTCGTACCGTGGAGATGTGGACGCAGCTTTGGCAAGGATTGGCAAGATGGATGCCGCATCAAAGACTGGTATTGAATCGATTTATGGCGATGTTTTAAAGAACATTGGTGCCGGATATGACACGGCATCCGGTTTGACAACCGGTGCATACAATGCGCTCACAGATTACCTGAACCAAAACCCGAACAACGCATTTGCTGGTTTGACACAGCAGGTTACTGCTCCACAGGATCAGATGGCCCAGATGTTGGGTGCGTATGGTGTGTCGGCACCTGAAGTGGCGGCACAAATTCAGGCAGAACAGTTTGCTGGGCAGCAGGGTGCTGGGGCATTCAATACGCTTGCGGACTTTCTTGCTAGTGCGTCTCGTCAGGCTGATTTGTCTCGTTTGGCTGAAGCCAAGGCTGCTGGTGCGTTTGCTGGCACCCAGTTGGGTCAGGAACGTGCGGCTTACCAGTCGCAGGCTGCTAGGTCACGTCAGGATGCTTTGACCGCTTTGGCTGAGCGTACTGCTCAAGCCCAGTTTGATCAGGAACAGGCTGCCGAAGCAAGGCGACAGGCCATTGTGGATGCTCTTATTGCGGCCGGCATTGCCCCTCCTAATGGTTCTGGGGCTGGTGGCGCTTTGACGAAACTTGAGCAGACGATTAGGGCTGGTGGTGGAAATACCACGGAGGCGCAGTTCCAGCAGGGGGTTGATGAGTTGGCGTCAATCCTTGGTGGTATTGGGTTCCAAGGGTAACGAATCAGGTATTTGGTATGGATCCAAAGGTTTTAGCACAAATTGCCCAAATGTTTAAGGCAAACAAGCTTGGCGACCCCTCCAGCGCCGCCTTTGACCCAGTTCTCGCTTTGCTGACCGGAACCTATACACCCAAGCAACAGTTCACTGAGGAACAGCTTTTTGAGCGTCTTGCGCCCACGATGTTGTATGCGGCCGCTGAGGGCCCTAATTCGCCTAGGGCGATTGCGGCTAGCCGTATTAAGGCCGGTGAAGCACCTTGGTCGATTGAAAACGACAAGGAACTTCGTGGAAAGATTTCTAGCAAAGAATGGTCAAGGTTTGTTTCCGATCTCGCAAAGGAATCGCAGGCTGTTCGTGCAAAAATGCTTGATTTAAGTTTGGAACAAGATCCTTTCCAGAAACAGGGTCTTCGTGGGTTAAATGAGCAGTTCACTCCGCAGGATGCATACAAGTATGCGCCAAAGGAGTTTGCAAAGATTTTTGAGGGCATGGATGAAGCCAAAAAGGCCGAAGATGCCAAACTGAAGAATATTCGTTCAGAGTTTGGTCGTGATGTGATGATCCTCAATAGAGAGGAAATGCTCAAGAAGCTTACGGATATGGAGAAAAGTAATCCGGATGTTATTAAGCGTGCACGTGAATTCAGTCCAACTAATTGGAGAAAAGAAGTTGCAAAGTTTGCCAAGAATTCTGCCCAAAACAAGTTGAACGAAAATCCCCTCATGTCTCTTGTGGACGTAGGTCAGACTGCCGCACAGAAGTCTTATCTTGCCCAGAAGGAAGCCGTGGAGGCCCGTAGGGCTGGTACGGCATCAAACAGGATGGCTCAGGCAGCAAAACTGGCTGAGGGCATTACAGGGGCTCTTACATCGGCTGGACTTAGCCCAACGATGGAAGATATTTTACGGAACCTTGCAGTACGCAAAACAATGAAGTGACGAATGGCTGATGCAAACAACGAACAATTCATACTGGAGAATCTAAAAAAGATTGGTCAATCCCAAAAGGGAACCAAAGCCAGTATTCCTGGGACGACTGGTATTCGTCGTCCCCAAGGACAAACCAGTGAACTGTTGAATGTCCTGAACACAGCCAAGAATGTGCCCGTGTCTGCGCCCACAAAGAAGGGCAAGGTTGTTTTGTCAACCGAAGTTAAGGATTTGGCCAAGGATGGTCCTGACGTTTTGGGCAAACTTTTAAAACCTCTTGAGGTTCTCAGCATTCCTCGTAATGCCATTATTTCAACTGTGAGAGAAGTGGTTGATGTTCTTGATTCTGATCCCAATACCAAGGGTAGTTGGGGGGATTGGTTTAATCAGACGAAAGATTCAACCTACGGTTTTGGTAAAGCTTTCCCGATGAAGGGTTGGTTGGGTCGTATCGTTGGTTTTGCTGGAGACACATTACTTGATCCATTAACATATGCCACTTTGGGTGGAACCGTTGCTAAGGGTGCAACTTTTGTTGATGATGCAGGTAGGGTTCAAAAGACTCGATCCATTCTTGGTCGAACAGTTGTTGGTCGTGAAGGACGCCAGAAACTGGCAAGTTTTGCAAGAGCACGTGTAGAGAAACTGGCTAGAGACGGTCACATTGCTGCTAGTGCAATGAGCAAGGACATGATCTCTGAAATGGTGCGAGATATCGCAGCTCAAGGCAAACGTGCTTTACCAAAGTTTGTTGCTGATGATATTGGCATTAGGGGACCTGGGGTTTATTATTTTGGTTCTAGGGTTAAGGTTCCAAAGAGCGATAAGTTGGGTTTCTTTTTGGAAAAAGGTATTACGAAGATGCGCCTGGGGGCGGTTAATTCGGATGCCATGAAACCATTGATTCGTGCAATAACACCTAGAGGTGTTGGAAGAATTGAGGAATTGGGTCCAAATTTTGTTCGTGATGCAAGAATTGCTTTGGCGTCTGGACGTTTGGATCCGATCGATGCCGATAATGCTTTGACCTATCTTGAGATTTTAGATAATAAGCGAATTAATGTTGCAGCATATTCAAGTTCAACATCCGATGCATTGGCTGACGAACTTGATGACGTTCTTAACACAACTCAAGATATGCGCTTGTACATGGATAATGTTGTGGATCCGAGCACTGTTCCGGGTGCAACAGCAGGTGATATTGACAAGGCTGTTCGTCTCAGGGCCGTGCTTGATGATTTGCGCCTGAAGCTTGATGCAAGGGCGCAAGAAGTTGGAGCAAGCCCAATCGGTTATGTTAAGGGTTATGTTCCACGTATTGAAACCGAACAAGGAGCCCGATATAGGCAACTTGTTGGTGATGATGCATTTGACGAAATGGTTTACGGTCCACCAATTGATTCACGCAGACGTCAATCATTCCGAAGACGAACATTGCAACCAGGAGATGAATGGTTCGGTCACACCCTGCAACCAGAACAAATGGATAACGCCACATTGAATACTTTGGCACGTAATCCAACGGAAGCTTGGATTGGTAAGACCGGTCGTGAACCAATTACGTTTGACATTTTTGAAACCGACATGGCAAAAATCTTGAACGGATACATCCGTCAATACGGTGAACAGATGGCCACCTTTGACATGATTGAAGAGTTTACAACACGCATGCCGCACATGGTTGCATGGTTGGACAAAACATTTGAACTAGACCCAGACTATGTGCGCACAGCTTTGGTGTTGCGTCCCAAAGAAGCATTTGAAGACAGTGTTGAATCACTCAGGAACTGGTCACGTGTAACCAACGAAGCAGCGGAGCATTCAACATCCACACTTGAGGCTCTTACCGGCACTCTCCGTGGACGCAAAGAAACCTTGCTTCGCCAAGAGGTATTGGACCAGGATCTTGTTGCGATTGTGGCCCACCTTGATGAGGCATTGAAGCAGGAACAGGCTGCTTCGCAGGCTGTTCAACAAACCTTTGCCGCATTTGATGACATGCTGGAAAATGTTGATGGTCTATCAAACAATACGCTTGTTATTGCTCAGCGTCAGAAGCTTGCTGATGAGTATGCTGGTTTGGCTAGCAGGGTTGCTGAGATTCAGAAGAAAATGTCAGCTGATCCGCTGCCTGGTCCTAAGGTATCAGATAAGTTTGGAAAAGAAATATCCACTCAATGGGTGGCTAATCCTAAAAAAGAAATTCTTGCACTTGTAAACGATTTTGCTGATCACGCCAGGCGTATTGCTAGATTTGAAAGAGAGATTGATTCTCTTGGTGATGTGCAAGATATTCTGCCTGCGTTTATTAACGCCGGCGAAGTAAATGCTGGAAGCCTCTACGATTCTATGAGTCGTTTTGTAAAACTCAAAGGCATGCCGAAAGGCAAGCCATTGGTTGGGAATTCAAACTGGAGCCCGACCACAGCACAGGCTGTCGCCAACCTTGGCAACGATGCAGATGTTATGAACAGTTTGTTGTCATTCAGCGATGAAACATTTGATGCCATTACCGAAAAACAGGTGAAAAACATTGCCCGATACATTTGGGCTCGCATAGCAAGCAATGACTCCAGTTTTGTTAATGATTTCAATAACGGAATCTGGAAGCGTGGCGGAAAACCAACACTTGCCGATGTGTGGCAAACAGCATTCAAAAATATAGGAAGCAAGGGAAATCCCAAAGTAGTTGTTCAGGATTTGGTCGACATGCTTCACGCTCAAATAGCACTTACTGAATATTTGCAATACAAAGCCGTATTTGATGAATATGGCCTGCAAATTGGCGACGATGTAATTGATGAAATTCTGCGACGTAAAGCAGAACCCATTTTGGCAAAAGCCGTTAGAGATAACGATGTTGAATTGCTGTCACGTTTGACGGATTCACAAAACATTTATGGGCGCACCGACCGAATCGATCATCCGTTTAGCCGATACAAAATGGTTGAGCGTGCACGCAAAACACGAGACGACCTTATTGACGAGATTGATAAGACAAACAAACTTAGCCGTGAAAGAAATGCACCAGCAGATGTTAGGGCTGCAAGAACAAAAGAACTTGATGGTCTTAAGCCCAAGCAGCGTGCTGCGTTCAAAAACTTTATTGCTAGGCAAAAAGCTTCAGCAAGAGCCTATAGGGCTGATCTTGCTCGAGCGAAAGAAGACTTGAACTTTGTTAATGGTGCTTTGGCCGAAGTGGACTCTAAGTACGGTGCAGCCAAGCAAAAGCTTGTGAAAGAGTTTGGTGACTCGGCGGCAAAAGGTACTTTGGGTCAACGCTTTAAGGCAACTGTCCAGCGCATCTTTGATAATCCAAAACTTCTCGAAGAATATGTAGAAAAGAAAATTATTGAATTGTTTCCTGAAAGTGTTTATGGTCAAGACGTTGGTCGTCTTGTCGCAGAATCATGGAAGTCCCACCATGCCGAAGGGCTGAGAATTGTTTTGACAAGAGACTCAGCTGATGACGGCGGATATGTCAAACAGATCATTGCGGAAATGTTGAACGGTTTGGATGAGATTATTGATAATGCGGCTTTGGCTGCAAAAACGGATCTCAATCTGCAGGCGGATGAAATTGGCAAAGAATTTTCCAGACTGACAGACAAAATCGCATTGCTTGAAGACAACATCAATAACATGATGCCAAGTACCTGGTTGAACGGCGAAATGGGGCAACAGGTATACGAAGATGTGCTTATTAGGTCGGAGGGCGTACAGCGTGCAGTACAACCTGGGGCCGGTGACATTCCAGAGAATGCAAAAAATGTTGAATTCTTGAAGCAGGTATACAGGGATCTTGTTGATAGCGATGAATACCCGATTGCAAAGGCACAGCAGAAAGCGGCGAACATTGCGTACATTGTTTCTGAGCTGAATGGGACTGCGGACATTCTTCCTGGCATCAGATTCTCGTCTGAAGAATGGGACGCAATTATGTCCGGGGCGGAGGTCGCTACGGCGACCAGCCGCAAGCTGGATGCAATTGTCAAGCATGCACGAAACATATTCCAGCAAACAGATCCAGATGAGTTTGCCCGATTGGGTGGAGAAATCTCAGACGAATACGCTTTGAAGCGATTCGTTCAAAAGACCATGACCGAGCGGCCAGATATTGTTGCGCCCACAAATGTTGCGCAGACACGCAAGGCCGCAATTCAAAAGGCGTTTGAGCAGACTGACGGATATCAGCATCTTAAGAAGATTGAAGAATTCCGTGCACGTATTGTTGCTGATGACATTCGTCGCAAGTCGGTAAACCCACAAACCAAAGCCGATGCTTTGGCTGCTGCCAATGATGAGATTGATAATGCTGCGAATCAGATTGCTCAGGAATTTGATGAGTGGACCCCTGAATCATCCAAGAAAATTGATGAGCTTATTAGAGAACTCAATATTTGGAAACGTGAAGTAGAGGGCAAACTTGTCACAAAAGAACAGCAAATGTCGAAGGGGCAAACTGGTGCTTTTCTTGGTTATACGGAAGAAGGCGAAGATATTGCCGCAAATCTGCTTAAAGAAATTGATGAAACAGGATCGTTGAAGTTTACAAAAGGTCCAGATCGAACACAAAACATTAATGCAGCAGCCCAGGAACAAAGTTTTGAGTTGTTGCGTCAACTGAATTATAACAATGATTTGATTCAGCGTCGTATTAGGGCCGTTTTGGATACCCCACTTGAACGCAAGTCTGTTCAAAGACTTTTAGATGAAATTAGATTGCTTGATGAAATCAAGAAATTTAAGATCGATATTGATGGTGTGCAGATTTCTCGTGCCTTGCGTGAGCGCAAAGCACAGCTTAACAGGCTTGTGCCGAAAGAAGAATACATTCTTGACACCACTGGACTTAGTGACGAAAGCGCAAAGTTCCTTAAGGGATGGGAATCAAAAACCAAAAAGGTTGCACGATCAAAGACTTACAAGCAACCTAAAAATGACAACATGGAAAATGTTTTGGAGCGCACTATTAGGTCGCAAGACGAACCAAGGGGCGAGTTTGATCCAGATGGCGGTTACGGTCTTTCCGACTACATTGAAAACGCAGAAGAAAGAGCAGTGCGAGAAGGCATCTACCGTAATCCAGATGGGTCAATATCCGTATGGAGACGAACTGGCTTGCAGGCCAAACCAACCCCCGAAGCCGTAAAACAACGACTTTTGGAAACCGTGCCAACACCTATGACACCAGAACTCAGAACACCATCTGGCATCAACGAAGAAGGCCTGAGACTGCTGGAAAACGACCTCAAAAGGGTCGCCAACACCTCTGATGTGGGCGCAAAACAGGCCGAGCTCGACAGAGCAAGGGCTGTTGTACGGAACTTGGAAGCACAATACGATCAGGCTGCAGCAGTAATCAATGCCGGCGACCCAGAAGCATTGACCAATGTGCAAGAAGGTTTAGACCTGCTTGAACAAACAGTTGAAGCATTGAAGAACAATATTGAAATCAACAATATCAACTCTGGCGACTTGGCAACTGTTAGCAAGCGAAGCGGAGATATCTACAACTCGCTCAAATTTGTTCAAGAAAGACTAAAGGAAGCACGCAAAGTTGCTGAATACCTTGGTGACAAGAAATCAATGGACCTTATCGACAAAATTATTTTGTCACAAGTTGAAGCAGAACGACAGTTCTTTGAAACATTCGCACAGTTTGGGCAAGCAAAGTTTGACAACCAAATGCTTGGTGCTGCAGAAGCAATGATTTCATCTGGAGGGAAACTTCTTGAGGATGGAAGAATTGCGCTTCCATCAGGCGTAATCGTGGATGGTGTGCCACCAGAAATGATTGCTGATGGCATCAGGCAAACAATGACCACTTTTGCCGGCTGGAAAGAACTTGGAACATTCTATCCAGGGTTGCAGGGTTCACCAGAATTTATGCAACTTTGGGAAGCAGGATCACGAATGCAATCCCCAGAATGGGTACGCAAACTTGCTTACTATATTGGACCTTACACGAAAGCTTGGAAAGCTTTCGCAGTTCTTTCACCCGGATTCCATGTGCGCAACGCTATTGCAAACGCAGTTACGTACACATTGGCTGACGGAAATATGGACAACCTGATAACCATCACCCCAATTTATGCGGCATGGACGAAAGCCAAACGAGCAGGAACAAGCTGGGCAGAATTCTTGCGAAGTTCAGCAGTTCCACAAGAACTCGTACCGGCTTTGCAAACGGCACGCCTCGGCATGCTTGGATCGGGTGGAGGTATCTTCTCCGAAACCTTCAAAGAAGCAACCAGCGGAAAGTTTGGTGCACGCATTTATGACAACTGGCTGATCAGAAAGAACCAAGCAATCGGTCAGGCAGCAGACAACTACATGCGATTTGCATTAGCGTTCGATACCGCCGTGAAAGGCGGCGACGTTGGTCTCGCACAAATTAGAGTAAAACGATTCTACTTCGACTACGAAGACCTTTCACAGTTTGATGAGGTCATGCGACAAATTGTACCGTTCTGGCTGTGGACAAGCCGAAACCTTACAATGCAAATTCAAAACATGTGGCTGAATCCACGACCATACTTGATCTACGAATCTTTCAAACGGAACTTTGGTGATAACGAAACGCCACTTCCACCATTCGTAAAAGAATTGGGTGGCTTCAGATTGCCATTTGGCACAGGTATGTACCTGATGCCAGACATTGGATTCAACCGAATTGGCAAAGACCTAGAAGCTTTCTACAATCCAGTAGAGTTCCTGAACAAAGCCAATCCGTTGATTAAGATCCCGGTCGAACAAGCAATGGGAGCAAGCGCATTCACCGGAACAGAGTTTAAGACACCGCAAGACAGGCTTGCAGCGATCCTTAGGGCTGGCGTGCCGCCTGTAGGCCAGGGAGAAAGACTGTTCGGTAAAGAAGGCTTGTCACAACTCAACGCTTGGCTCGGTTACCTTGGATCACCAGTACGTAAATATAACTAGGAGAACACATGGCAAAGCGACCCTACACAGGCAACAAAGATGGCGCAGCCAAAGGCTTGCGCCCCGGCATGAAAGTATTCATTGAAGAAGTAATCAAGCTTGGGAACGGTGCACTTTGGAACAACGGTGACTGGGGCGTACGCCCAATGAGAGGCAAAGAAACTCTCAGCGTCCACGCAACAGGTCGAGCTGTTGATTTAAGTTATAGGCACGTACCCGAAAAGAAAAAAGGGAAAAAGAACGGCCGACCCGACGCCATCAGAGTATTAAAAATATTGCAAGCTAACGCAGATCTGTTAGGCATCGAAGCAATGTTTGATTACTTCCCCAAGCCATGGGGCAGGGCATGGATGTGCACCAGAGATGCTTGGTCTAAATATCGGACCGAAACAATTCACGGGGCACCTGGTGGAGATTGGATACATCTAGAAGTCTCCCCTGAAATGGCTTCCGATCCGAAGAAGATGCGTGAGGCGTTTCAGAAACTGGTGATTCCTTCTGGTCCTTTGACTGAATAATTACTTCGGGCTGATCCAAAATATAAACATTTAACACCATCCCAACAGGGATGTGAACAGGCATACCCACGGTTTTGGGATCATCAACCTCATCAGGCATGTACGAACCAACAATGGTCATATAACCATCAAGGCAGTTTTCCCAAAGCCACCCGACAGTAACCACCGTACACTGCTCCGGCTCATATGTCTTGACTTCCGTCCAACCGTTCTCGCCATCATACGCATCTTGCCAATGAATGGCGACAAGAGGCCAGCTTGATTTAATCTTCATATGGATTGATACCCTCCTCATGCAAATGCATCTCAATCGTAGCGATAATACCCGACATAAACGAACCAACCTTAACCCAAGAGTTCTTGTCGCCGTAAAGAGCCTCACGCCAATAACGACATAAATCAATAGCCGACTGATTATCAGAATTCAAAACAATACTGATGCCACCCGACATATGATACTCGAGCTTGGAAGCAGCATCATTCATACGCTCAACCTCATCCTTGGGGATGATGTTGTAAATCCAGTCGTCAGACATTCTTCTTCCTTGCTTTCTGATTTCTAACATATACGTACCCCGGGGGAAGACCGTTCGATGAAATGCCCTGACCCACATCCACACTGCCAAACGCAGCTGCAAGAACTTCAGCAACTTCTTCCACGCTGACCGAAACATCAAAACCCACTGTGATCTGTCTCATCTTCATCTAAATTCAATCTTTCACGAATAAACTCATTGGCTTCAAGAAGAACCCCAAGCCTAGCGTAAGCAGCATTACGCAAACGCCAAGCATGCGGCTTGGAAACACCAAGACGCTTACCCAAAGCCTCCAAAGAAATCATCTCAGAATTAACCGCATCAATAATAAAACGATCCTGCTCAGACAACTGTTCAATACAGCTAGCAACAGCCTCCCGAAGAGGCTGGATTTCCTGCAAGGACTCTTCAGGCTCTTCAAGGATGCCAGCCATCATCAACGCCTCAATGGGCGTTTCTGGCCTCCTGTACCCACGGAACGACTCTGCGTGGGACGGAGTAATGCTGACGTCTCTATTCCTCAAGTTTTACAATTTTGCACTTATCGATCGGTATCTCAAAGAAGGTTTCACCTTCCGTATAAATAGTGTTCTTCGTTACAACAGACTTGAAATCCTCACCATCAACAAGAAGAACATGTGTTCGCTCATGGTTCAACATGGCGAAATAAACCATCTCGTGCGTCTTCAAAAACTTGAACTTACGAGAAGCAAAATGCACAGTCTTAAACGGGAAAACTGGACCACGCCAATTATGCTTAACCTCAACCTCAATACCGGTATCAGGCATACCCCAATCAGTCAAAATATCAATACCAAACTGATCAGGATTCAACTCCGCTTTTGCCCCTTGTGAGCGCAACCACTCAATGATCTGATATTTAGCCGAATCATCGGCCTCGTAAAGATTGCGATCAAACGGCTTCGAAGAAGGCTTCATGCTGTCATGTGCTCCATCTTCTCTGCAATTTGCGCATAGCACCACAAATACCCTGCGGCATCAATGACACTATCCACATGCAAAAGATTCTTGCGATAGTTATTTTGCAAACGAGCAAGTTTCACGGAAACCATGAACATTGCACCTTGGGCAGGAGTTAACTCCACGCCCGAAAAAGCACGAAAAATATCAACCACCCGAGAATAGTCATCAAACGGATGATTGTATTCTTCACGACGCTGCCCGTGGGTCAGCTCGTGAGCCTTAAGCAAAACCTCATCAATTTGTTTAGACATTATTCCTCGTCGCTGAGAGCCATATACTCTGCGCCACTCATTTTCAGAATACGGCCATCTGGCTCGATAGCAACCCAGGTTGGTGCATCCGGATCGCAAGTGCATCCGGACAACTTTTTGGGGTCATGAGTAACCAAGAAATTACAACGTAAACAAACAAGAGCATGAATCATATTAAGCTTTCTCTGCGAACAGAACAACAATCTGCTTATCATCAGAATACGCCACACCATTCAACGCATCCAAAACAGACTTAACGTAATTATCAATATCACCACGTAACCGCTTAACCGGCTGCTCAACTTCAGGATTCGGCTGCACACGCTCAATCTCCAACTCAATCTGATCATGCACAAAACGCAACCGAACAGCCAAATCACCTTCTTCAAACAACGGACCTTTATACATCTCAGCAATAGCAGCTTCATGCAAAGCCGTCACTTTGGGTGTGTACGCAAAACCACGCTTTGATATTCTCGGGCGCTGCTTTGCCCGAGGACGAATCTTGAAAATTTGGTTGTACTTAAACTTTTTCACGGACGAAACCCTTCCGACATAGGAACATCAGAACCATAACACGTCTCAATAATCTTAGTCAACTGTTCAACAGCATCCTCACGACCATGAAACTTACCCCACCTACGATCTGCGCCCACAAGCAAATTATAGGCATGATTGATCGGCGTGCCGTGCTCACGCATCAAGTGGACTAGACGCACAAGCGTGTTCGAGCGGTCAGAACCCGGTAACGGGCCATGCCACCAAATGTTGGCAATATACGGATTGATGTGCTTGAAAGATTCCTGAAGGTCAGGGGGCAAACCCTGAGGAACTTCAACCTTACGACGCTGAACCTTGGACATTTCAGCCAAGGGAAACAGATCAATATTGCTTGCACGATGCGCATACGCATGATCAAGAAACTCTTCTAAAGGAAGAGGATTATCATTAGCGTCTAACATAAACCTGTTCTCCGGAATACCATTACAGCCACCCGGATAAGGCAAACGAACATAGTTACCCAAACCCGAACAAATCTCCTGCTTGGGATTAACCTCTTTAGCAGGAAGATTGATTACTTGGTGGGCAGCTAGGAACGCACGACGCATAATCCAAGCCGGCACCCAATCATCAGCGAAAACCCAAACATGATAACCACGTCGAGTTTTCTCAACATAAGAAACAACACCCTTCAAAAAGAAAGCTGTCTGAAGATTACGTGCCGCATCAAGATCATCAACATCAATATCCGAACAACCCCACTTGACAGTGGAGTCGTCAAGCAACGGATAAACCCCGAAATAGAAATCGCCGTTCAAATGTGAGGCGAACATATCTGAAGTCACCGAAGCTTTGACAGACCCACCATCCCAAGTGCCGTACGCATCTGTACGACCGTCAAAAAGCTCAGAAAATAAATCAACCGAACTAGAAAGATTGCTCATAAAAATTACCCTGCTGATATTGCGTCGGCAAAGCACCACTAAGATCAGTCAACCGACCCGTAGCGGTATCCAACTCGAAATCAATATCATCAACAAGTTGACCAGCTGGACGCTTATTCTTCAACAAAGAAACCGTCACAGTAAACTCATGAATCCTGGCTTCGCTACGCAAATAATCCAAACGATCCTGAGCACGCTCAGAATGCGAACGATCAAGTTTCTCAATCAACTCATTGATCTCTGCAGCAATCTGATACTTCTTGCGACGAACACCGATAATACTGGTTGCCTGCTGTTCACCACCGTACGAACCCGAAGACATGGTCAACTTCGCACCATCAGCACCAGCAGTACGAGACGTCTGATGCAACACAAGCATCGGAATATCGTGACGCCGACCAAAACCCTTCAAGAAAGTAGCCTTATCCGGAACAGTCTCACCAGCCTCAACCAAATCCAAATAGTCAACAACAACTAGTTCAGGCACCCGACCCCAAACATCACAAACCTCGTTATAGGCACGCTCCATATCAGAAGCAGCCAAAGGCTGATCAAACACAGCAAGATTCGGGAAATCCTCTTCAGCTGTACGACGCAACAACTTAATCGCATCAGCATCATCAGCAGCCACCCGAGCCTCAAGCTCACGAGCATCAATACGATGCTGAATACAAGTCAACTTAGTCAACACAAGCTGACGAGGCTCATCAGGAATGAACATCGCAATATGCTTATCACGATTATGACGCAACGCATGCATCAACAATAAAGTCTTGCCACCATGAGCGAACCCGAGCATCATCGCAATTTCACCAGGCGCAATACCACGCAACTCCGCATCAATTCGAGGAATACCCAAATGGATACGTTCCTGCGGAGACTGAGCCCAACGAACAAACGAATCCGCAGCATCAGCCAACGGAGAATACATCCGATACTCAGGTTCAGGTGGGGAAGCGGACTTCCCCACCAAATCCCAGCCGGCAGCAATATCTTCCGGCGACAAACGCATTACTTAGACCGAGGCGGCCAGTAAGCCTTCTCACCCTCAACAGCCTTGAAGTGAGGACGCTTAGGATTCTTATCAAGCGAATCACGGTTGTCATAAATCTTCGTGACACCATCACGCTTACAAGCCTTAATCAACCAATCCGGAAGATCACCATGCTGCTTACCAACAACACGAATATCGCCACCCGAAGAAGAAAC